TTCAAGGGCGCTGTATATTTCGCTCTTACTTTCGAGTTTGATGGCGATCAGAGAGCAACAAAGCACTGTCTCTATAAGTGCTCTGCTTCTCGCCCTGACATCGCTTCTCAGACAACAGGTGAAGGCGGTTCAGTAGATCCTCAGACAGAGACTCTCACGCTCACTGCAGTTCCGAGAGTTGATGAGGACAAGTACATTCACTTGCAGACACAGGAGTCAACGACAACAGCCGTGCTCGAAGCTTGGTACACTGCTGTCCCGGTTCCTACGTTCTCATGATTTTAAGAGGGAGGTTCAATTTTGAGCCTCCCTTTTTTCTAAATTAAGGAAGAGGTAACAAAATGGAAAAGGTAATAACGATCAATGAGAAAGAATTGAGATTCAAGAGCTCGGCTGCTACAAATATTCTCTTCAAGAAAGCGTTCCATACTGATGTGCTTGTTATGATCTCATCATATACAAAGAACTTGAAAGAGATTACAGCCAAGAGAGCAGAAATTCAAAAGTTAAGAGAAGACACTACTAAGTCTCAGGAAGAAGTCATAATGGAAATGAACGCTCTTATGCAGAGCGATGTGTTCATTTCTTCTCAAGAGTTTATGAATGACACTCTTCCCAAACTTGCATATATTATGTGGCTCGAAGCCAATGTGAAGATCGATGACATCTTCCACAAATTAAACGAAGACCAGTTCCTTGTATGGCTTATGGGAATTGATCAGGATGAGCTCCTGACAGTGACCGGAGACGTTATGGAACTCTGGCAGGCTGGAGCCAAGCAACATTCCAAACCAAAAAACTGAAAAGGCCCCTCGATCGAGAGTACAACACGGCAGTGTACTTTCTCCGGTGCAAGCAGACAGGGTTCTCACTCCGGGAACTCTTCGACCTTGATTACGGAGAAGTGTGTGACGTGATGATCGAGGCGGCTAATGATCACGCGAAATATAACTACAAAGCTACGCAGAGCGATTTCGACAATGCGTTCCATTAGTTATGGATAGGAGGCAGAAATGGCAAGCAAGATTATCGGCATTACAGTAGACATCGAAGGTAAGACATCAGGTCTGACCAAAAGTCTGCAGGAAGCCAATTCATCTATCAATAAGACCACATCTGCTCTTAAAGATGTAGACAAGGCCTTGCAGCTCGATCCGACTAATGTCGAGCTCCTTGCACAGAAAGAAGCTTTACTCGCTAAGCAGATAGAGCAGACCAACGAAAAGCTGGAGATCATGAAGCAGGTCGCTGACGATGCTAATGAGGCTCTTGCTCGTGGTGACATTACCCAGGAACAGTATGCTCAGTTGCAGGCAGAGATCGTTAAGACGGAATCTGCCTTGTCAGGACTTGAGAGTGAAGCAGAAGGCTCTTCTGATGCTCTGGAAGATACCGGAGATAATGCAGAAGAAGCAGGCATGGACATGGAGGCTTTCGGTGAAGCTGCGCAGAAGGCTGGTGAGATAGCCGTTGCAGCTTTCGAAGCCGTTGTGGTCGCTGCTGCAGCCGTAGGAGCTGCCGTTGTCGGTGCTATGGTCGAGGCTGGCACTGCTCTTGCCAATGCTACTATCAATACTGCTCATCTTTCCGATGAGATCGCCACATTATCCGTACAGACAGGACTTTCCACAGATACCATCCAGGAATTGAACTATGCCTCCGAGCTCCTTGACGTTTCAACGGAGACGGTAACTGGTTCAATGACAAAGCTCTTGAAGACTATGTCTTCATCCAACGGAGCCGAGAAGTTCGCAGAACTCGGTATCGCTATCACTGATGTCGACGGAAACCTCCGAGACACAGAAGATGTGTTCTGGGAAGCCATTGATGTTCTCGGTACCTATGAGAATGAAGCCGAGCGTGATGCTCTGGCTATGGAGATCTTCGGAAAGTCTGCAAAAGAGCTTAACCCTCTTATCGAGGCTGGTTCCGAGGCTTTTGCAGATCTCGCTAATGAAGCTCATGAAGTCGGATATGTAATGGACAGTGAGACCATTGATGCTTTCGGTGATCTCGATGACAACATGGTCAGGATGAGCAATACGGCTCAGGCCGTAGAGCAGTCTTTCGGTCAGGTCCTTTTGCCCTTGCTCACTGATGCGAGCGGAGACCTTGTCGACCTGATGGGTGACTTCTCCGGAGCTCTTGCAGGAGCAGGCGGTGATGTCGACCAGATAGGTGCCATTATCGAGCAGTTCGCGCCTCGTGCCGTAGAGCTGGTGGAGACATATTTCCCTCGTATCTTGACGATAATTGAGGATGTCTTCAATGCGCTCATCCCGGTAGTGATCTCGGTCGCTCCACAGCTTCTTTCTCTGATCGGGGATCTGGTGGTCCAGCTCGCAAATTCAATTTCCGAAAATAGCGAGGAATTTATCTCAGGTTTCGTAAGTCTGTTCGAATCTGTGGTCGATTCAGCATTGACTTTGCTCCCGATCCTGATTCCGCTCGCCATCCAGCTCATTCAGACTTTGGTCGATGCGCTCTTGAACCCTGATAATCTGGCCATGCTCCTTGACAGTGCTCTTGGAATCATCATGTCACTTGTCACATTCCTGACGGATCCGGACAATGTGGTCAAATTGCTCAATGCAGCTACGACCATAATCTTGAGTTTGCTAAACGGACTTTCAACGGCACTTCCGCTTCTTATTCCGGCAGCGATAAACGCTATCTTAACTCTGGTCGACACATTGTTGTCGAGCGGATGCCTTGAGCAGATCTTGAAGGCAGCGTTGACTCTGATCAATTCTCTGGCAATCGGCCTCATCCAGTATCTCCCTGAGCTGATCGCTCGTCTCCCGGAGATCATCTTAGGTATCGTATCGTTCCTGACAGGAGATGCGCTTCCTGACATCATTGAGGCAGGCTTCACGCTCATCACTGGCATTGTTGGAAATCTCCCGGCTATTATCGGAGCCATCCTTGAGGCCCTCGGAGAGCTCGTTGTCGGAATGTTCAACTACATTACGACTGACGGTGCTGACGATCTCCTTGAAGCGTTCCAGGCTGCTTTCGATGGCATCATAGCTGGTGCTTCTACATGGGGTTCTGACATTATCGGAAACCTCATTGACGGTATCGGCTCAATGTTCAACAGCCTGACTGATACAGTCGCTGATGCTGCAGGAATCATCGCTGATTTCTTGCACTTCTCCGAACCTGAGAAGGGACCTCTCGCAGACTTCAACGAGTCAGGATCTGACATGATGAAGAACTTCATCAAGTCTATGGAGAGTGAACAGGCAGATCTCCAGGATGCTTTGAACGAGACTGCTGGAATAATCAGTCAGGGCTTCGACAATTCCTATGAGATCTCAGCCAACAGTATGGTTCACCATACAAGTGACTTTGATGCTGGCTTTGCAAACTTCCAGCAGACACTCGCTGCTCTCCCCGGAGGCGATAACTCGACATGGGTATTCCCGATCTATCTCGGAACAGAGCATATCGACACGATCGTTGTGGATGCGCTTGATAGAGCTAATTACTTATCAGGAGGTCACTAATGTTAGGTTATTATCTCAAATTCAACGGTGTCCAGTTTCCAAACCCGAAGACACCGACCAGGACACAGAAAACTCTGGAAAATGTGTCGGTCTCGGAAGCTGGTACCGACTTGGTCTGTGTTGTAAGAGCAGCCAAGAACTCGTGGTCATTCTCATTTAATCTCTCATCAAAGACGAGAGATATATTAAAGGCTATATGCCAGCAGGAATCGACCACGATGGTATATATGGGAACTACTTACACCGTAAGGGTAAGAGATTTCAAAGAAAAGCTCGTAGAGAACTCGGAATGGGTAACACTTTCCGAAGGTCTTTACGAGTGCAGTGTTAATGTAACGGAGTTCTAAAAAATGTACACAGTTTCGGATGAATACAAGACAAAGATGCTGGATCAGATACAGACTCATGCTCTCTCCGGAACTATCGGATCTACTTCTTTTTCCGGGAATGATGTAATCGGTGTCTCTTATACGAATAAATGTACCGAAAAGAAAGTCAATATCGGTGGTGTCAATATTGGAACACTGAAATTGACTTTCCTGACGGACATTCTCAATCGTGGAGACTACTACGGAAAAGAGATTACCATCTCTGACTGGCTCCTGACCGGATATGACGAGAATGAAGATCCTGTTTGGGAAGAGGTACCGATCGGAGTTTTCTACGTTGCCGAGGCAGTGTGGAGAGCAGAAGGTATGGTCGACATTACTGCCTATGACTGTCTGTCAAAGATGGATAAGGCCATCGAGATAGATACATCAAGCGGAACGGTTTACAGTTTCTGCAAGTACATCGAGACACAGACAGGAGCGGTCTTTGGAATGACCGAAGAACAGTGTCAGGCTTTGCCTAATGGTACCGAGCTCCTGGCATTGTACGAAGAGAACGACCTTGAGACATACAGAGATATGCTCAATGCTCTGACTCAAATGATAGGTGGTTTCGCGTGTGCTAATAAAGATGGTACATGGGGAATCAGGACATTCAATAACACGTCTGTTCTGACCATTCCGAAGAACAGAAGGTTCTCCGGAGCGAAATATTCTGACTTCACCACTCTGTATGATGCTATCTCTTATGTCGAGCTCTCTACGAGCCTTGTCAAAGTGGTCGGTGATGCAAATGGTGTCATATTGAAGTTAGGTTCAAACTCTTTCATGCAGTATGGCTCATCCGAAGCTATATACAGAAGAGCTCAGGCAATAGTTCATTCCATCGAGCATATCGTATACACTCCTTTCGAGGTTGGCTTGCTTCCAGCGTTCATCGCTCTCGATCTGGGAGATGTTATCTCATTTACGGATGACTACGCATCAGAGACATCGTCAGGTGCGGTCATGAACGTGACATGGACTTACAACAAGTCTTTCAAGGTCTCCTGCTATGGTGATAACCCAGCTCTGCAGGGAGCACAGAGTAAGGCTGATAAGAACATCTCCGGACTGATCAGGAACACAACAGAGAACGAAGTCACTTATTATAACTTCTCCAATGTCTCATCACTGACGTTCGGTTCGGAGCAGGAAGTCGACATAGCAAGTCTGGCTTTCACTGCTGCACAGAGGACAACGGTCAAGATCCTCCACGAGTTCATCTTCGATATGCTCGCAGATCTCTCGGAGGACTGCTCGTATGAGATCCGTTACTACTTGGATGAAGCTCTCGTTGCGTATAAGCCTTACGAACGAATCAAGGGTTTGCAGGGCCTTACAACAGGTTACACAGAGTTCTCCATAACACGAGACCTCTTCTATATTCTCAAAGATGTAGTTCCTAATGTGAGACATACATGGAGAGTTGCTATCGTAACTCACGGAATAGAGAGTACGACCATAGACGTGAACCATGCTCATGTAACCATTGAAGGCCAGAGAATGTACGGTGAAGACTACTTCAACGGATATATTGAGGTTAAGGATGACATCACATTCGTTCCTATCGGCTATCTCGGTCTGGTACCTATATCGGAGGCAGTATTGATCAAGAAATACGATCTTGATAAACACCAGTTCTCTGATGACATCAGCCTTTACGATAACGGCTCTTTGGATCTGCTCACAATAGCAGAAGGAACAGGAGAGTATTCGCCTCACATCTTCTTGCAGACAGTTCCTGGATATATCCTCACGGAAGCCGGGGACTATCTCACCACAGAGGATGGAGACAGATTCATATTATAAGGAGGGCATTATGGCAGATAAGAAAATATCACAATTAGATTTAGTAGCGCAGATAAACAATGATGCTGTTATTCCTATGTCACAGGAGAATGGTGGTGAGCAGACAACCTATAAGGCTCTCATCACTGCCATCGGTGCAAAGATCGCAGAAGGTTTGACTTTCTCGAACCTCGCTACAACAGCTAAAAACCTTGTAGGAGCTATCAACGAGATCGAGGCTGGTGGCGGAGGCGGTGGAGCTGCCATCCTGATCGGAACAACGGCTCCTTCATCCTCTCAGGGTTCGAACGGTAACTTGTACATCCAGTACACTGCTGGAACAGGTGGAGCGGATGACACTGTTGATGCAGTCTTCATCAAGCTGGATGGAACGTGGTGCGAGATAACCACAGACTATGCCGACCTTCTTAATAAGCCACAGGTCAACGGCAACACGCTGTCAGGTAATAAGTCTAACAGCGACCTCGGTATCTACGGCAAGACAATCAATATGTCCTCAACCGACCCCGACAAGGTAGCGGACAGAATAGAAGCGTTGGAAACGAGCGTTAGCGGTTTGTCAACAGTAGCAACAAGCGGAAGTTATAACGATTTGTTAAACAAGCCGACAATTCCGACAGTTCAGGTTTTTAATCGTACTGATGTTTTGCTCAATACTGATGGAGGAACTTTGCGTGGTTTTGGTTCTGCAATGGTTACGCTATGCGATGGAATTGCTCGAATAGATTTTAATATCCTGATTTCCGTTGACGAAACAGTTACGGGTATCAATACTTGGGGTATTAACCGAGACTATTTTACGGCATTGACGGGAAAGACAATAACTCCAATAGCGGGCGGTGTTGTTACTTATTATAACAGTGAACAGATTTATACAAGCCGTATGGATTTCGGCGGTACATTTCAGGTTACTTCTCAGTTTTGGAAACCGGCGAGAGTTTACGATGACAACGGCACAAAGAAAGTTGGCGGTTGGACAAGTGGTCACTTTACAAGTGGTCAAAGAATGATAGGCACTTGTTATGGAACATATACTTAATTCGGCAAAATAAGGCGGTGAAAGTATGGATATGATTGACTTTGACAAAATGACTGAAGAAATAGAAAAGGTCGTAAATAAATATGGCTTAACAGTTGACTTTGGAAAAGGCACGATAGGTCAAGAAACAGAAATCACATTAAAAATACGCAATTCGGCAAAATAAGAACTATGGTTAATAAGGGAGCTCAGGCTCCCTTTTTCATTAAAAATTCAAGGAGGGAAAAAGAAAGTGATTAAAGACAAGACATACTTAAATGGTTTTAACCAGGTTAAGTTTCCAAAGCTGAAAGGTCACGTTAAGATCACTCTTCATAACTGCCGTACTGGTAAGAATGAAGTCGTAGAGGGTGACAATATCATCACCAATGCGGTCCGTGATATTTTCGCAAAAAACTGGCTCGGTCAGGTCGACTATAACAAGATGATGCCACTCTGGGCGAACTGGTTCGGAGGTGTCCTCTGCTATGAGAACGCTTTCGCAGTCGAGCAGGGTGAGACAGATCCGGATCCGGATGACTACTTTATCCAGGGCGAGAGCGTTAATGCTTGCGTAGCTCACGCTGGTGGTACGGTTATCCCCACAGAGCACGATGACGATCTCCTGAGAGGATCTCCCACAAGATCTGCTTTCACATACACAGAAAACAGCATTAAGGAGGTTTGGGAGTGGCTGCCTTCTCACGGAAATTCCAATAAGACCATCTCTGCCCTCTCTCTTACCCATAAGGACACAGGAGATGCAGGAATCGGAACTCCTTATTATGCTTTCCAGAATTTCTCTCCTTTTGAAGATATTAAGTCATCAGGCTTGGAAGGTAAGACAGGAACAGCTCCGAACAGTGTCGACAATATCATGACACAGTATGATGACACACACGGCCTCTGGTTCCATATCGGAGAAAGTGAAGTTTCTGAATACAGATTCCAGACTAAAAAGCTCACTGTCCATATCAGGAAGCTTCCTTATACAAAAGCAGGACTGTACGAGACACAACACGCAAATGCTGACTTCGAAACGGCATTTACTGTCGAGCTTACTTTCGACCTCTTTGCGAACCCTTGTTACTGGTTCGACTACGAGAACAAGAAGCTCTGGATCTTCTCTAACATGACTGGTGCAGTCACATATTCAGATACAACTATCAAATATGCGGTCATTGACTGTGAGAATCAGGATGTCGATTCCGAAGGTACGATCGTTTCTGACGATAACGACCTCATGGCTATGCCTTTTTATAGAAATGATTTTTTCTATGTAAATTATGTCTATAACCCTAACATCGTCAGAGAAGGAAACTACTTCTATTTTCCGACATCTTCTGGTGCTTACTGGGGAACAGGTGCTTATGCTGCAGCTCCGAACCTTACCGGATATAAGAAGATCAACATCACGAACCAGTCTGATCAGGCTACTCTGTCTTATAATGCAGAGCACCAGCGTTATGACTTCTCCGTCAAGGCTGGTGGTTTGATCATCACCAATGGTCAGGTATTTAATGGATCCATTGGTTATCCTTGCGCTCAGATGACTCCTGCAATAGACGGAGAGACCATTAGAGCAATATCCTCTCCGAGCAAGATTTCCTCTTATGCAGTGCCGATCTATGTAAACGGAGCAAGACACATCCTGGCAAACAAGATGGTCAACACATCAAAATTCAATCTTCCGTCACCTGTACAGAAGACATCGAATCAGTCGATGGCCATCGAGTACACGTTGACGGAGGTGAGTGAGTAATGACAAATGAAGTTTTAACGGCTCTGTTGGCTCTTGTTGGAACGATAGTCGGTTCGGGATCAGGAATACTGATCTCGAACAAGCTGGTCAATTATCGAATTGAGCAGCTCGAAAAGAAAGTCGACAAGTATGCTGAAAAAGACGATGAAGTTATTAAGACTCAGGCAGTCATGAAGAGAGATCTTGAGACTGCTTTTCTTCGTATTGACGAGCTTCGGGATGAAATACATTCAAAAAAATAAGGAGGACCTAACATGAAACTTCCAGACAAAGTTTACATCGTATTGAAGTGGATAATGCTGCTTGCGACTCCGGTATGCACGTTCATACTCGGTATCATCGCAGCTATTCAGACCGGGGATGTTTCCGCGATCATCACGGCAGTCCTCGGAGGTCTTGGCACTCTCGCTGGTGTGATAATCAAGATCAGTGATTCAGAGTACAAGAAATCATTAAGTGATGGAAAGGAGAGCTGATTATGGGTAGTTGTTTTGCAAAATGGGCCTGTGACTATGCAGAAGAGCAGATAGGGTACACCGAGGGATATAATAACTGGAACAAATTCGCAGATCTGCTCGATGCCATAAACTATTACGAAGGGTGCGGAAAGAAGCAAAATCTTCCCTGGTGCTGCTCCTATGTAAACGCTTGCATTTATAACGCTTGCACCACAGAAAACGATCCGAAGTGGACTGCATACTACGTTATGTATCAGAGGACACCGAACCTCTCGGCCGTAGTTGATTACATGGCTGACTATTTCAAGGACAATGATGCTTACTTCACTGACACTCAGGATCTCCAGCGCGGAGACATTGTTTTCTTTCAGAACGACGATGGACTTTGCCATGTAGGCATCTGTGTCGACTGGGATGATAACGGTTTCTATACTTGTGAGGGCAACAAGGGCGATTCAGTCCAGAAGTGCTTTTATAGGTATGGTGAGGTTGGCGGATATGTCGCTGGCTTCGGCAGACCGAGATATGATGCCTGGGAACCTGACGAAGAAACAACACAAGAGCCTGTTGACGAGACAGTCACAGTAGAGCTCCCAGTCTTGTATAAGGGCATTGATGCAAAAGGTGAGGTGCTTACCATCCAGGCTCTTTTAAAAGGCTTTGGCTTTACAAGTGATGATTTTGCTATCGACGGTATCTTTGGTGAAAGCACCAGACAGGCTGTCATGAATTATCAGGCAGCTCGTGATCTTGAAGTCTGCGGAATCGTTAATGCTGAAACTTGGAACAGGATCTTGAAGTAAGGTCCTTAATCACTGCAAATAAGACTTCGGTCTTATTACCTTTTCCCTGCCTCCGACATCTTCGGGTGTCGGAGGTTTAATAAAGGCCATAATGGACTTCTGTTCATTAGAAGAATACTCCGGAAAAAGAATTAGGCTCTCGACTGATGTCGGGAGCCTTTTTCTTTTGTGTGGATCTTGTAACTATCTTGTCTGAGAGACATAACTATTATATCAATTTTGACCATAATTTGCCCGAAGAAAAATTAAAGACCGTTCAAAGCCTTGCGGTTGAGCGGTCTTTATTGGTGGAGCATACGGGATTCGAACTCATTTGTGTATGTCTTACCAAAGACAAAAAGTGCGTATTTTATGGACTTTCTAAACTATTTCTAAACTATTGTCCGTCGGAAGTGGACTCATTTTGACCGAGATTTTGACCGAAAGTAAGGTCAATAACGGATGCCACTCTTCTGTCTTCACCTTCCAGAATATGTCCATAGGTACCGAACGAGTCGAAGCTGACAGAGTGACCGACCACGTCTTTGATGCTCTGCTCCGGGAGTACGTTCTTCATCATGGAGATGAAGGTGTGACGGAGGGAGTATACGGTACCAGGAAGATTTCTTTCTTCCTTGAGCTTCTGCCAGTGCTTTCTCATTCTGGTCTGTTTGCCCTGTGATCCGTCAGGGGAGCAGAATATCCACTCTGTTCGGAGGTTCATTTCCTCATTTCTCTTGATGGTTTTTCGTATGATTCCTTTTGCAAGTTCTCCGATCGGAATCATCCTTCGAGCGTTTTTATTCTTACCATCCGTGATATGACCACGAGCATTGACTGCTCTCTTAATGGTTATGGAGCTGGAATTGAAGTCTACATCCGAGATTTTGAGACCGAGTAACTCTCCGGGCCTCATTCCGGTGATGGCACCGAGAAGAAAAAGCGGATGGTACCAGAGATTAGATGGTTCGAAAAGTCTCCTAATATCATCTTGTTGCAGGATCTCTTTTTCTTCCCTGCTTCTTCCTTTCGGGATATACAGTTCGCCTCTGGGGAGCTCACACTGGTAATCTTCATATCCGAACTTGATGATCGCCATGATGATTCCACGAAGATTGCGGAGTGTCTTGTCAGATAGTGGCTTATTCCGCCCTGTGGCTTCATTTATGACGTTCTGCCAGTCTCTGAGTGTCATTTTACATATCTTCCTGGAGCCACACTGAGGGAGAACGTAGAGCCTGATATAGCACTCGTACTGTTCATAGGCAGCAGAGGTCTCACCATATCGTGACTTAATATGCTTCAAAAACTCTTTTGAGACCGTTAAAACGGACTTTTCGCCTGATGCCTCGCCATAGTACCATTGATCGTACTTTCTCTGGACATCCTTACGGCCTTTAGGTCCGGGAACTGATGAAGAGAAGGAAAATGTCTTTCCCTCTCTCATAACCCTTATTCGCCATCTCTGGCCATCCCATTTAGGACTGTTCATTATTATCATCCTCCTGGCTATCGAGTAGAGCCTGACAGTAAGACATTAGACGAGCCTGATTAGGCTTGGTCAGTTTCTGATATTGACCATTTAATGTATTTTCCATGAAAGCTTGAACAAATGTCTTTGATTTTTCCTCTTTACCTCTAAGAACATCAAGACTGACATTGAAATAATCAGCTATCTTTTCTTCAATCTCAAAATTAGGCTCACGAACTCCCTGTTCATACATTCCGATCGTGGATGCACTAACACCAATAGCTTTTGCCAGCTCTGCCTGGGTAACATTTCTTGATGTCCTGAGTTCTTTTAATACTTCATTAAATTTAGCCATTGTTCTAATACCTCTCTTCAAAACAATTATATACACGCTTTGTGAAATTGCCAACAACAAACTTCACAAAACGTGTTGACATAACTCCACGTTATGTGTAGACTTTGAATATCACGAAACGTGAAATTCACAAAAGGAGGTTCCCATGAACGAGAAGTTGATCGCATTGAGAGGCGAGCGCAGCCAGGAAGAAGTCGCAAAGGCTTTAGGCATAAGCGTTTCGGCACTTTCCATGTATGAACAGGGCAACAGGATCCCACGAGATGAAGTAAAAATCAGGATGGCTGAATACTATGGCATCTCTATTGAGTCTCTTTTTTTAATCTTGTTCCCCACGAAACGTGAAGAAGAGGTGAAGACATGACTGCTTCGGGAGGCCTCTATCCGTCACTCGGCAGACATTTTAAGTCAATGACCGAACTTGCTCACGCAGCGAACAGATCCAGAGATTATGTATTCCGCTGCTTAAACGGACAGAGAGATTTCACCAGAGCAGACAAGAAAGCGATCTCGGCAAACATAGCCATGAAGATCATGAGCAACAAGAGCTTCGACTATCAGGAATTGGAAGATGCACACAGAGCCTGGAAAGGTGAGTTCGATGAAGTATATCGGAGGAAGGATGCAGTATGAAGGCAAAATATCTCGATCTAATATTCGTTTCCGTTATAGCTTTTGCTATCGCTTTCACTTTGCACTTCATGACTCTTAACTCCATCGAGAAAAACAGCCAGAAGACAGTTGAAGAGGTGTCACTCATCGTAAAGCCTTACGAGATGCTCCTGACACCTACACCATCTGCAACACCGACTCCCACAGTGACACCGACACCCATTCCGACACTCTCACCAACACCGACACCGATCTGTCTCATGTCTAATCAGGAATACTACAACGAGTGCGTGGCGCGTGGCCTTATCACTCCGGCTAATGACTATGATGACAGGATCACGAAGGAGAGAGGCGGATATATGGGACCGTCAGGCCGTGAGACTTACTACAACCTCAATATGTCTCTGTGTGTCGCTTACATGAGAGACCTCGGCTATGACGAAATTGAATATCCGTACTGGATCAGAGACGACGGTGCCAAGATGCTCGGAAATTACGTCATGTGTGCAGCTAACTGGAGCATCAGACCGAAGGGAACAATTCTTGAGACTTCATTAGGCGATGCAATCGTCGTAGACACAGGAGATTTTGTTCTCGATTACCCGAACGGAGTCGACCTCGCAGTCGATTGGTAAAGAAAGGAAGGAATAACAATGAACGGTTTAGAAGTCATTTATATGGTTTTAGTCGGAGTAATAGGAGCACTGATCGGAATGGTCGTAGAGCTCATGGTCGACAACCATACCATCGAAGATCTCAGGGAACGTAACCACAAGTTGAAACTTGAGAATGAACAGCTTCGTAAAGAAGCAAAGAAAGAGGTTATCGAAATTAACGATGACACAGTCGCTAAAGACGTTAAGTTCGGAGGTTTTTGATTATGGGTTTTGAAGTATACGAAGGTTTAACCAAGCAGAACAGAAAGAAGACTTATCTGGTATTTAGTCTTTGTGGTTTCAATCATAAGAAGGCTCTCAGCCAGGCTAAAAGATATTTCAGAGCTTCTGAAAAGCATATCAAGTTTGTTCCCGGATATGTCATTAAGGATGAACTTTATCTTGGTGATACCAGGAACGCAAAGCTCGTGAGGGTTGCGTACTATGTATGACCATCCGTGTGAATACCATGAACCTTATCCCAATAGATACAAAAAGTGCATAGATAATGCGTGTCTGATGCTCGAATGTCCGGAATGTAAATGCCGTATTCACGCATATTCATTTTCTTATGCAGTTGGAACTAATGGTTATAAGTTCTGCCCTTATTGTGGAGCAGATTTAAGAAAGGAAGGATAACAATGGCAAATATTTACGAAATCAAGAATGAATTTAATACACTCTGGTCCATCCTGGAAGACGAGCTTGTTGATGATGAAGCTCTCATGGGTGCATGGGAGACTGCAACAGAAGATCTCGCAGACAAGCTGGAGAACTGCTGCAAGTACATCAAGAACGAGGAAGCGGTTATTGCAGGCCTCAAGGAAGAGGAAGAGCGACTCAATGCCAGAAGAAAGGCAAAAGAGAACGCTATCAAGAGACTCAAGCAGCTCATGCAGGATGCCATGAACGCAGCAGGAGAGAAGAAGCTCCCTTGCGGTACGTTTACTGTCTCCATCCAGAACAATGCTCCGTCAGTGGTTATGGATGAGCAGTATGTCGAGAATGTGCCTGCAGAGTATCTCAGATTGAGAGAGCCGGAAGTCGACAAGAAGAAGATCCTCGAAGCGTTGAAGGATGGAAAGAACCTCGACGGCCTTGCTCATCTCCAGCAGACTGCATCGATAAGGATCAGGTGATTCCTATGAAGCATTACAGAAACTTAAACGGATGTGTCTCAAGGATGCACCGTGTGATTTATGACGCTTATGACAAAGGCTATGCACAGGGCCGTAAGGACTTTGAGAGAACGAAAGGCTCTTGGCTGGAAGTACCACAGAAGAAGTATACGAGCTTCAAGTGTTCTAACTGTAAGAGCATGGTCATAGCAAAGTATCTCTTCTGTCCTCACTGCGGTTCACCTATGTCGGAGGAAGCTTATGACAAAAGGGATGAATAAATATCACGTTTATAGGTTCGGAGTAGGAAGTGGCTGCTATGCCAGAGGCTACAAAAGAGACTTTGTTGGATCCACATGGGCCGTATCAGATAAGCAGGCCATCAATCAGGTTAAGTGGAGAGAGCAGAAAAAGTATAACTTCAATCTTCTCGAACCTATCCACGATTCTCTCGGTATGGGATATGTGACTTTCTATCTGAAAGCTTTCAAGGCTTCGGAGGATCCCTATGTCGAAGCAGGATGACATCAAACAGTATCTCAAATTATTAGAGACGATAAAAAACTCAAGAAAGGAAGGTACAAAGAACATGGGTATTCCCATAACTAAAGGCAAGGTCGAGACTGCCAAGAAGGTCGTGCAGTATGGTCCGGAAGGCATCGGTAAGTCAACACTGGCTTCCTGCTATCCTGATCCGGTATTCATCGACACAGAAGGCTCGACAAAAGAACTCGATGTAGCGCGTTATCCGTCACCTGTTGTCTTCAATGACATCATGACCTACGTCAACGACTTCATCGAGAATATGCCCGGAAAGACTCTCGTTATCGATACGGCAGACTGGGCCGAGATGCTCGCTATCGCTGCCGTATGTGCAGATCAGGGAGTAAAGGGCATTGAGAGTATCGGATATGGAAAGGGATATGTCTATCTTGCAGAAAAGTTCGGAGAGCTTTTGAAGAGATGTGATGTCCTGATCGAGCAGGGTGTCAACGTAGTCTTCACGGCTCACGCACAGATGAGGAAGTTTGAACAGCCTGACGAGATGGGTGCTTACGATCGCTGGGAGATGAAGCTCTCTAAGAAGGTCGCTCCACTCTTGAAGGAATGGGCCGACATTGTCCTCTTCTGCAATTACAAGACGGACATCATCACGGACAGCAAGACACAGAGCAAGAAGGCAACCGGAGGCAAGCGTGTCATGTACGCTTCTCACCATCCTTGTTGGGATGCCAAGAACAGATACGGTCTCCCGGATGTAATGCCAATGGAGTTTAGCCAGATTAAACATCTGTTTGAGGGTATCGAACAGAAACCGAAGGAACCTGATTATCGCTTGAAGCTCAGAGACTTTATGAAGGACATGAGCCAGGAACAGAAGAGCGAAATCATTCTCAAGTATGAGATCAACAGCTCCACCACAAATGAACAGTACAAGGCAATTTTTAATGAATTAACAGGAGGAATCTGATTATGGCAGATGAAATCAAGAAGACAGAGAACGCAGCAGAGATGGACTGGGATAGCGGTATTTCAGCAGACGTAGGTGAAAGCAACCTTCCACCTGTGGGAGAGTATGGCTTCACAGTTACCGAGTTTGAGAAAACGATCTCAAAGTCAGGCAAGAAGATGGCTAAGATCACTCTTGAACTCGACAAGAGCGGTCAGTTCTGGAAGGTCAATGACTATCTCGTTCTCCAGGACAGTATGGCATGGAAGCTCGCGCAGTTCTTTGAGTGCCTCGGCCTCAAGAAGAAGGGTGAACCTCTCACATCAATGCCCTGGGATAAGGTCCTCAATGAGTCAGGCCGTGTGAAGATCAAGCACGAGACTTATGAGGGCAAGGAGAACTGCAAGGTCGACAGATACATCACCACAGATGCAGCTCAGGCACCGAAGGCTCCTGACACCAGCGACGTTCCTTTCGAGGTATAAGACATGGATGATTCAAGAGCTTTAATAAATGCGCTAAACGCTCTTGATCCTTCGAAGCTCTCGTATTCGGAATGGGTTCAAGTAGGCATGGCCCTCAAAACAGAGGGCCTGCCCTGCTCGACCTGGGATGATTGGTCTAAGAAAGATGCACCTCGTTACGTTCCCGGAGACTGTGAGAAGAAATGGGAAACCTTCAACGATTCCGGAACGAATGGCGGTACCATCATCTATCTTGCCGAGCATTACGATAATTATAAACCTTATCACGAACTCGACTGGGATGACGGACTGGATGCCTATTACGAGGAAGTGCTCACAGTAGAGGATAAGCCTGACGAGAAACCATACCAGATGGCTGCCAGATTCCTTGAAACACTCTTTAAGCCTGACGAGACTGTCAGTTATGTCCATTCAGCGAAGTGGAAAGATGATAAGTCCAAGTGGGTTCCTGCTGATGCAGGCCACGTCAGGACAGTTGGAGACATCATAAAGGACCTCCGAAAGCACAGAAAGTTAGAAGATGCTTTCGGTACCTTCAATGACGATGCTGGCGGATGGATCCGAATTAACCCTACGACCGGACCTTCTGATAAGAGCGTTACAAGATACGCATACTCACTCGCAGAATCTGACGATCTTTCCATAGAGGACCAGAAGAAGCTCTTCATTAACTTCAAGCTCCCGATCGCCACGCTCGTGGAATCAGGCGGAAAGTCTGTTCATGCTCTTGTGAAGATAGATGCCAAAGACGAAGCCGAGTACAAGCAGAGAGTCGCGTTCCTCTATGACTGGCTTGCTAAACACAAGTTTGTTGTCGACGAGAACAACAAGAACCCTGCAAGGCTCTCAAGACTTCCGGGTGTCATGCGTAAAGGCAAGCTCCAGAAGTTAGTGGCTACGGATATAGGCTGTTCATCCTGGCTTGAATGGATCGACTACATTGAGGGAGTAGACGATGATCTTCCTACGCTCCGTTCTCTCAAGGACCAGCTCGAAGAGCCTCCGACGTTATCTCCGGAGCTGATCGGAGGCATACTCCGTGAAGGCTGCAAAATGATAATTACAGGAGAGAGCAAGGCTGGAAAGACGTGTTTATCGCAGAATCTCGCAGTCTGTATCGCGGAAGGTATGCCCTGGCTTGGTAAGTTTCCTTGTGAACAGGGAAAGGTCTTATACATCAATCTGGAGGTTGAAGCTGCTTCGCTCTTCTATCGTTTCAAGGCGATGTACAAAGCGATGGACATGAAGATCTCAAAAGCTGGCGGAGATAACATCCAGCTCTGGAACCTCCGAGGCTACGCAGCTCCTATGGAGAAGCTTGCTCCGAAGATAATCAGACGTTGCAGGAACTCCGGACCGTACAAGGCCATCATCATAGATCCTCTTTACAAGGTCCAGCAGGGTGACGAGAACAGTGCAGAGGCGATCATGTCATTCTGTAATGCTCTCGACAAGATAGCTCACGAGACAGGAGCAGCGATCATCTACGATCATCATCATCCGAAAGGAAATGCCAGGGAAAAGGTCATCGATCGTGGTGCAGGCTCCGGAGTCTTCTCAAGAGATGCGGATGCACTTGTCGACATCTCGAATCTCGAACCGGGCAACGATGCTCCTGATCTGGTCAAGTCACTGGTCAAGGAAGGTGAGAGGCCGATGGTCATGTCATTTGTATTGAGAGACTTCAAGGATATTGATGAGCAGAAGATCTGGTTCAAGTTTCCGCTTCATTATGTCGACGAGGCTAATCTCTTGGAAAATTGTCATCTCGAAGGTTCTGCAGAGGCTAATTTCTCGAAGAACCCGAACAGGAAATCTGACGATGAAAAAAGACGTATCATCGAGACCTCTTTTGCAGCGTGTCAGGAACAAGGCTATGCGAAGTTCTCTGATATGGAATTATTCGCAGATGTCAGTGCAAAAACACTCCGAAAATACGCTCAGGAACTCGTCGATTTTGAGGTCTCTCACGGCCTTTTGAGAAAGAAGGACTCGGGAGAAATTTCCGATGTTTCGAAAGCCTAAAAAATATTTGAGGGAAATAGAACATCGCTTATATATAGTGTTCCGTTTCCGAAACACTGTTCCCTACGGGAAAGGCCGCCTAAACGGCGGCGGCCTTCCCTCGGTCCAGGGAACTTCGGGCGATATGCCGAGAAGGAAGAAGAATGATAACACCGAAACAGTACACGGACACATACGTCGCTTACAAGAAGATGCTTCGGGAATATAACGAGAACATCGAGAGGTCGACAGAGTGTCGAAAGTACCTGATCAAGAACACCAGCTCGGAGGATCCACTCGATCTGCTCCAAGAAGCAGTGAGATGTATCTACGATCTGACAGGAGACAAGTGCTTTTTGAATCAGGTCACGGAAGCAATAGAAGGGAGAAGACAAAATGAACAAACCGACAACGATTAATCTGTCTGTTCTCCGTCAGGCTCTTGGATCCATTCCGAACTCAGCAGAATGGAAGTACATGGAGACAGAAGAAAATCTCCCAGGTGGAGGAAGTCTTACGAAAAGAGGCTGGGTATGTACTAACTGCGGTTTCTTTAGAAGAAAGAAGTTCGGAATAAGCAATTTCTGTGAGTGCTGCGGATATTCGATGAAGGGAGAGACAAGATGAGTGAAGTTATTATGCTTTCTTTTGACACCATGCCGAAAGGAACGGCCCAGCAGAAGAGGTACAACGGAAGGACTCATACTTACTTCAAGAGTAAGTCATTAAGAGAGACAGAAGAGATCTTCTTTGAATCACTTTTTCCTTTTGCTCCGGATGAGCCCTCCGAAGCTCCGATCAGGCTGAACATTGTCTTTCACTTTGATGTCAAAGATAAGAAGAAATGGAGAAAGTATAAAACATCGGTTCCGGATGTCGACAATTATGCCAAAGCCTTCATCGATCAGATGACTCGCTGCGGCTTCTGGAAGGATGACTCACAGATAGCAGATCTTCACCTGGTAAAAATGTGGAGCGAGAGAGCTTCTGTTTTCGTGGAATGGGAGGAACTCAAAGATGAGCCTTATTGATGCAGATGCGTTAAAAGAAGACTTTAAGGAAAGATTGTCTAAATGTAACGATTGGATAGAAAAAGCAAAAGACAAGGAAACAAAAATCAGAGCAAGTGCAGTTAAGGCATTTATCTGTGAGGTCATTATGACTATCGACAATGCCCCGACAGTTGAACCTTGTTCTAATTGTGAAGATAGGCGACAAGCAGAATACATAAGACAAAGTAGTTCTTGGCACGAATTGCAAGCACTACGCAAATTCAAAGCAGAAAATGAAAGACCACAAGGTGAATGGATATATGAAAGACCAAACGGAAAAACATATTCTGATTTTGTTTTTTGCTCAAATTGTCATAAGAACGGAAGTTTTTATAAAACAAACTTCTGCCCGAATTGTGGAGCTGATATGAGAGGTGATAACGATGACGGATAATCAATACTATGCTCATCAGTGGCTCTCGCGGATGTGGTACATCGACATTGAGATAGAGCAGCTCATCGTGAGACGTGAGGCAATCGTCTCTTCCATGTCAGGCATCGGGAAGTATGATGCAGAGCACATTCCTACTCAGAATGGTGAAAATGCTACCGAGTCCAAGAATATCGAATACTCGATCATCAATGGCCAGATTGATAAGAAGCTCAATGATCTCTCAACCGAGAACATCCGTACTCTCGAAGTCATTGATAAGGTCGAGGACAATATGCTCAGAGGTATGCTCAAGGCCAGATACCTTAACAGAAAGACCTGGAAGCAGATTGGAAAAGACTACAACTACGAACGGAGCAGAGCCTTCGATTACAGAAAGATTGCTCTTGATGCGGTCTATCCGTTCATACCGAAAGGAGAAATCATAACATGAAACTGTCATTAGTAATTCCGGTACACAATCTGGAGAAGTACATCGAGCCGATGCTCATATCTCTCAAGTATCAGGCTTTCGATCACGATGAGGTCCAGCCTATCTTTATCTGTGATTCATGCTCTGATCTCACTCATCAGATGATAGAGGTCTACCTGAGAAAGAGTTACAAGAACCTCATCATCGTGGATCGTGAGTATCATTCGAGTGGTCTGTCTCGTAATGACGGTCTGGAGATGGCAACAGGTGATTACATCTGGCTCCTGGATGGCGATGACTGGCTCATTGATAATCACGCTTTCCGCAAGGTCATGAAGTTCTTTGAGAAGAGTCCGAACAGTGAAGTTCTTCATGTCGGATATATCTCAAACACATATCAGGACTATGATTACATCTTCACCGTCTGGCAGTGGGTATTCAAGGCTGAGCTCGCTAAGGCGGTCAAGTTCTCATCCAGAAAGTATGACGATGATGTTGAATGGGTACAGAATATGCTCAAGACATACAACATCACCATGTACGCGAAATGGGATCAGCCGTTCTACTTTTATAATTACATGAGGGAAGATTCCGTGATGTTCCACAGAGCTTTTGAGAAACTTTCTGAAACTTCGGACTAAATCGTATAGGGTATTATGATAATGTGTAAATGGGTTTATTGTTCATTGTATCCTACCTTTCAAGGCGCGGTCTGTTCTAAAAGGCTGCGCTTTTCTAATGGGAGGCTGACATGAGATCTATTGACAGGAGTTTCTACGAGTCACCTGAGTGGAGACGATGCAAGGCAACATACCTGGAGAAAGCGAATCACTTGTGTGAGCGTTGCCTGGCTAAAGGTTTATACGAGCCAGCCAAGATCGTACACCACAAGGTACATCTTACTCCGGACACAATGACACCGGAGCTGATGTATGGCTTCGATAACCTTGAAGCGTTATGTCAGGCTTGTCACAACGATGAGCACGGCAGAACGAAAAAGCAGAGGCGATGGAAATTTATCGAGGGTGAACTCGTCACGAATGAGGCCCCCCTGGGGTAAATTAATTTCAAAATCGCCCTACGAGTCAA